AAAATGGGAAAGAGATGCAATAGTTGATGGTAGAGGACACGCACTTTCAAGTTATGATGGTTGCGAAACTGAAATAGGCAATTTAATAATGTTTAGAATTAACTAATAAAAAAGGAGAATAAAATGCAAAACCAACTACAAAGTTCTACGTTTGGTGTAACAGAAGTCCCAATACTAATGGATGGTATCGTAAATTCTGATGATTATAAACTAATTGTTAGAAACGATACATCTGAGGTTATTAGCTGTATGACAAAAGATTACAGACTAGTATCAAATCAAGAAGTAATAGATAAATCCCTTCCACATATTGAAAAAAGAGGCGGTGTACTTACTGAATGTAAAACATTTGGTAATGGAGCTAGAGCATCATGGACATTTCAATTTAAAGAACATCCAGTAACAGTACAAGATGATATATTATATCCACAGTTAAATATACGCAATAGTTATGATGGCTCATCAGTTGTTGCAATATTAGGTGGTGTATATAGACTAATATGTGAAAACGGTGCAATTATCGGTAAGATATTTGAATCACATTCTGAAAAGCATACAGTATGGAACTCTCATTTAAGCAATGGACATATTGGCAATATGATTGAAAATACTATTGACAGCATGGATAAAGTATTTACTAATGAGTTCCCTATATTGTTTAACACAGAAACAAAAGAAAAAGATGTTGTTAAAGTTATAGAAAAACTACCTTCTAAATATACAGAAGATACAGTTAACTATATATTAACACATAAACCTAAAACATATTGGGATTTATTTAATCTATGTACATGGATTTTAACACATAGAGCAAATAGAGATCATGAAACAACTCATAAACTGGAATCAGAAATATATCATTTTATAAAGAAAATGGTAACAGTGTAACATGGCACATATAGGATTTGAAAGATGTCCTGTAATTTTCCCATATTATGGTGGTAAATGGGAGCTATCTAAACAGTTAGTTCCCATGATACCACAACATAATAGGTATATAGAAATGTTTGCAGGTGGTCTTAGTATGTATTTTCGTAAAGAAAAAGCACCGTTTAATATAGTAAATGACTTTGATAATGATATAGTAAATTTGTATATTTCAGTACTCGAAAGGTTCGATGAATTTAGTAAATACGTTGATTTATTACCTCGGTCAAGGAAGTTATTTGATGACTTCCGTAAGGAAATAATGACAACCAAAGCAAAAGTACAAACACCTGATGCACGTAGAGCTGCTATTTATTATTATGTTATTAAAAACTCATTTAACAGAAACCCATATAACCCATTTTCAAAATCTGAAAAGAATGGTATATGGCACTCTGAACTACTTGAAAAAATAAAATGGTCTAAAAAACAGCTAGATGGAGTTATTGTAGAAAACTTTGACTTTAGAGAACTTGTTAAAAGATACGAACCTAAAGAAGGTGACTTCTGGTATATGGACCCTCCATATGTAGTTGCTGGTGAAAGAAAAGACTATTACTTTCATGATTTTACATCTAACATGCATAATGATTTACGAAATTTATGTAACGAAATAAATAGTAAAAATGGGCTGTTTATGGTTAGCTATGACGACAGAGATGAAATAAAAACATTATATAAAAATTATATAATAAATGAAATTAAATGTGTATATGCAGGAACATCTGATAAAAAAGAAAGAACAGAACTTGTTATTACAAATTATCAGCCTCCGATATATGTACAATCTACAATATTTTAACACAGAATGGAGACATACATGAAAATATCATTAAATGGTTCTAAAGATGGAGTACAGCCTAATAACTTTGAAGCAGAACAAGCAGTGTTAGGAGCTGTATTACTAGGGGGTACTAATACATTTGAATTAGCAAGTGGATGGATAAAAGATACAAGAGCATTTTATCATGGTGATAATGCAAAAATATGGAAATCTATGCAAAATTTATATATAAACCATGAGATAATGGACTGTGTAACTATATCCAATGAGACAAGAAAGATGTTAGAAGTACATGAAAATGCTAAACATATGGGATATTATATAACAGGACTATATGATACATGTCCTTCATCTGCTAATGTAGAAGAATATGCTAAAATAGTGTGGGAAAGATTTATTAAACGACAAGCTATAAGCTCAGCAAGAGTGCTTGCTCAAACAGCTGAAGATAGCAGTAAAACTATATCCGACTTACTTTATAAACATGAAAGATTTGCAGAAGAATTAAGAAGCTTAGAACCTTCAACTAAAGTAAGTATTAGTAATATTGTAGATGATACTATTGACCATATTAACAGAAAAGACAATGTTATCCCATTTAATATAAAGTTTTTAGATGATGCGGCTGGAGGGATGACAAGACAAGAGCTGACAGTTATAGGCGGTAGACCAGGTCATGGTAAAAGTACACTTATGATTAACATTGTTAAACATTTAGTCAATAATGGTATAAAAGTAATGTTGTTTAATCGTGAAATGTCTAATACTGAAATGATGAAAAAGCTTATATGTATGGAGTCTACTAAATTAAACTATAATGATGTTAGAAGGCATGAATTAGATGCTAAATCTAAAAAAGAACTACTAAAGACATCTGATATTATACAAGATACATATAGTAATTTAACAATGTATGATAACATAAGAACATTAGCTGAAAGCATACGTGAAGTTAAAAGACACAAACCAGATGTAGTCATAGATGATTATATACAATTAATTGATATGGAAGGCACAGCTGACCAACGTAGACTTGAAGTTGAAAAGATTATGTATGAATATAAATGGCTATGTAAAAAAATGAACTGTAGCGCTATACTTATTAGTCAATTAAATAGAGAAATAGAACGTAGAGATGAACCAGTCCCTCAAATGTCTGACTTTGCTGAAAGTGGAGCTATAGAACAAACAGCAGAGATGGCAGCATTTGTATATTATCCATATAATACAGACCCTGAAGTGTATGATAAGTATGAATCACGTATTATTGTAGCTAAATCAAGGTATGGTAATATTGGTAGATATACAGTTGGATATGATGGTAATATATGTAAGTTCTTTAATACTATTGAAGAAGCATCTAAAGGAAGTAAGCGCTGGTAAATTACCATGTACCCTATTATAAGAGAAAATTGCTTAAGTTATGTCAATGAATGCAGAATGTGTGGTGAAGATATAAAACAAAAAGTTAAATGCTCTTATATAAGCCCTGTGTCAAAAACTAAACTTACTATATGTAAAAAATGTGCAATAAGGGAATACTATGGCAGTAAAGGTAAAAGCACTAGAAAGTATAAACGACATATTAGAAAAAATAAACTATTTGGCAATGAAAATGAATAAACATATTATATCAATAGACCCAGGAGCAAGTGGAGGATTGTGTGTATATAGCAATAATACAGTTATAGAAGCAATGCCATGTCCTGACAATGCTAATAAGATGGCTGATTTAATACAAACTGTTATACATAATTTAAAAACAGATGGCATAACTAAAAGTAATATAACAGCTGTAATAGAAAACGTACATGCATTCCCAACAGATGGTAGAAGCAGTGCGTTTAAATTTGGCAGGAACTTTGGCATGTGGTTAGGTATATTTGCAAGCAATAAATTAAATGTAGTACAAGTAAACCCTTATACATGGATGAAATCATTTGGTGATATGCCTAAAGCAAAACAAGAAAGGAAAAAGTATTTAAAAGAACTTGCTAAAAGTTTATTCCCAGATGCAAGAGTTACACTAAAAACTGCAGATGCTATATTAATGGCAAAGTATTACAATGAGCTAGAGTAATTTTGAAGTATTGTGAATTATCCTTTCGCACAATATAGGTTTATGCTTTAGCTCATTTATTTACGTTTTAACGAGCTGTTAGTAAAATATAGTATAAAGTATAGCTTAAGTAATAAAACAAGCGTATACATAGCAAATATCAACAAATAAGTATATTATAATAATTAAAAAGGAGTACTAATGTTACTAGGAAGTAAATATTTACATATTGGGACTGGTGAGCTACCAAATACACCAGTTAAGTGTTTTACAGTAAAACTATTATTTATTTCATTTACAATACAAATTGAACATAGCTATATAATGTACAGTATATCATTATTTGATAAATTTGATATTAATCTAACTTTTATAATCCATTAGACTCCCATAGCCCTATACAGTTTAGTTAATTCATCTTGTTGTTTATCAGATTTAACTTTTTTCTTCTTTTTCTTTTGTTTGGGAAATAAAGGTTTTAATGGCTGATGTTTTCTCATTTCACGAGTCATTGAACTAGGGTATAGACCAAATTCATGCATCATAACATTCCATATAGTACCATTCTGTAACGCTTTCCAATTTCGTGGAATTTTAGCCATTTCTACATTAAACGTAGACAACAGTCTCATGCTTTTTTGCTCATCTGTTAATTTATAGGCATTATTATATCCAACGATTAGATTTGTTATTTCATTATCTGGCAATTCTACCCAGTCTTTCATAGTCGCTAGAAAAAACAAGTCACCAACAGCAGGTCCAATATACCCACGACCTTTAATATCACCTTTACCACTAACAACATCTACTAAATCTTTAATACGGTCAACTGTATCATTTTCCATTAACCTATTAAAATTAACATTGCCAATGCCACTCGCTAGCTGTGTAAATAAATATAACCCTGCAAATTTAAGAGGGATATACATATCTGGATTACTCCATTGTTTTGCTATAACAGCATCTTTAGAATTACGCAGTATTTCAGACTGTAATTGAAGAAATGACATTGGAAAGTGCATAAATTGAAATGCTACTTGTCCAAATGCTCCTAAATTTTTACTTGTACCACCAACTATAGGTGCTTTTTGTGAAGCTGAATATTCAAATGCATATTTATTTACTATATCAAGAGCGTATGTTTTTGCTCCCATCTCTGCCTTACTTTTCTGCACACCACCATCTATAAGCTCATTATATTTTTGTTTAAATGAAAACCTAAACATGTGTTTACGAAGGAAGTTCTCAGTAACTTTCTGAAATATTGCACCAGCACCTGTTGCTCTGGTTAATATACTATCAAATGTTTGCCATCCTTTATCTGTTTTATATTGCAATGATGGTTGCTTTGTTTGGGGGTCGATTATAATGTCCATATCACGAACATCACTTCTTAATCCCTCTGTTGGCAGTAAGCCTTCTGTAAATATAGGGCTTGATAAATCTTCAAATCTAAATCCCTGCTCACCTTCTATTCTATGCATCATTGTTTTATATTCTTCACTATCTTTATTTTGGTCTCTTAAATAGTTAAAGAACGCTCTATTGCCTACAGACTGTATATAATATAAACCAGACATTGTATTACGAGCAGCTGTCGCAACTCCAAATCCTATTTTAGAAAAGAACTCATAACCAGTCAATATACGAACAGTTTTATTTACCCAATTTGGTCTATCTTTGTAACCATGACCTGCTAATGTAAACACATCATTAAGATAATCATTTAACCCTCTAGATGATTCACCCTCTTTAGGTAAGTTCTTCATACCTTCTAAATAAATAGATTTTAAGTAATTAGTCCTGTTAAAAGAAATGGCATCCATAGAATATTTTCTTAATACAGTTAATGGACTCTTTACCCAATTATCATATTCAAAAGCACTTCTTTCTTTAGCTGATTGAGGAGTTGAATAAATTGACTGCCTTACAGCTGAAAACGTAGACTCAAGGTCACCAAGAAATACATTTTTAGATTTAATAGACTCCGCACTGTCTATTTTATCCATAACTCTTTCAATCGTTGTTAATCCTTCTGTTATAAAATGAGGGAAGTAGTTACCTTTTTCAATACGCTTTTCAATACTGTTAATATGTTTATCCACTGTTTTAAAATATTTCTTTAATCTACTAGTTGATAAGTTGTTAAATGATATTTTTAATGCTTTTTTATGATTCCTTAAACCATTAACAAGAACACCTCCCATATCGTTAAGCAATGCCCTTGCTTCGTTACCTGCTTTGTTTATGTTCGTCGAATATGTCTCACCATTTTCTTTATATCTAATACCATTTTTATCAGGTGTTGTTTGTAGCCAAGTAACTAATTCAGTTAAAACCTTGCCTCCGTCTTTAACTAATGCTTCTGCAATTTTACTCCTAGTATCCTCAATTTCGGCTCTTTTAGCCTCTCTCGCATCGCCTTTTAATAACTTTAAATTAGACATTTCAAATATCAGTTTTCTTTCAAATTTATCTAAATCACTTCCTGCTTTAATCCATGGAAATCTATATTTAAGTGATGGGTCACGAATTATTAATTCAGCCCGTAGCAAACTTGATATTCTATTATTATGAACTAAATATGTATTAAATTTAGTCCTTTCATAGTTTGTAGAAAGATTTATATGTTTATTCATCCACCTCGTAACTGCAAATTTACCCATTACACCACGCTTAACAAACCCAAGCCTTTCTAGTATACTTAATTTTGGATTCCTTAATCTTTTAGCCTCTTTCTCTATTTCATTTGCAACCCTTCTAAAGTCACCTTTATCAAATGTAGCAAACCCTTCATCTGCTGGTTTATACGTAGACTTCCATACAATTTCTTCAAACATCTTTTCACCAAAGCCATCTTTTGTACTACCGTATATTTCTTTACCGATAGACCTTGTCTTCCCATCTATGTCTTTTACAGTGTTGCCATTAAATAATGACCGTAATGTTTTTAGACCTTCTTTTGTCTCTAATTGTGATAATGTTTGTACAGCGCAGCCCATTAGTAACAATCCAAGTTTGAATCATTTTTAGTCGATTTAGGGTCAAGAAATACATCAAGACCTACATTTATATCTTCATATTTACCAAATCTCATAATCTTATATAAATCTCCATTAATATCTTTAACATCTGCAACCTTTGCACTTCTATATGACATTTCATTCTTTAGTATTTCTGAAATAGCAGGTGTATATAAGAAGTCAGGGTTAGTATCTGCAATCATATTATATACTTCTGATTTACCCTCGTGAGATACATTTCTGCTCCTGTGTATACCTGATGAAAACATAGCTGAATATTGAAGGTCTGGAATATTATCGTATCTACGTCTAAAGTTTGTGCCATATGCTTTCATAATATCTTGGAATATCAAGTCATGCCCATTGTTAATAAGCCACCTTAACATTGCATTAGACATACGCTTGTTCATTTTAAATGAAGGTAGAGCAAAGTTTCTGTCTTGTATATATGTAACATTACCAAATACAGGCTCTGGTTTAATCATATACCCAATTACATCATGTATTGTATTTAATTCAGATTCACTTAATACATTTACATCCATCCTAGCTTCAGGCACGTTTCTTTTCATAAATGCATCAACCAACATATCTTCAGCTTCTTTTTCAAGTGACCAATTTTCAGACCCCTCAGGGTGACCTTCGCTCATTCTATACGCCTGCTGTGATAATGCGCTTATCTGTGATTTTAATATCCTAGAGTCAGCAATAAAAGATGTCTCTTGAGATTCACCACCCTTAAACCCCCTAATATCGTTTACTTGTATATCACCTACAACGCTTAACATCGCATATGAATCAATAACATCTGATGTATTCATAGCCTCAAATCTAATCGGGTTTTTAAGAACAACGTACCGACCAGGGTATAGTCTTTTTCTTGATTTAGGGGATATCTCCCCAACTTGTTCCCACTTGCCTTTAGTCCTTGACTCTTTGTATAAATAAACCCTATTATTCTCCATATTTGGGATATACTTTGCTTTTTTAGTAATATTAATCTCTCTTAAATCAAAACGATTTAATATGTTTTTATCAGACTCTCCCTTTATCATTTCACCAATTAAGCCATCTTCTTTGTTTCGCATATGTTCCATTATAGCGTTTATACGATGTAGCTTTTCTGTCAAGAAAACCCTTGTTCCATCATTCGATTTACCATTTCTTCTTAACGACTGTCTTATGCTAGAAGCATTCCTGCCAAGAAGGAAATAAGCAGTAGAATACCTTTCAGCATACTTAATATCAGAAATCTTTGTATTAAATATATCACCAGTTAAAGCAATAGAAATACCATTTTCAAAGTCGCCTTCTTCTAAAGCTTTCATTATTTCTTCATGTGTTTTAGCATTTGAAAGGGCAATAAAGTTCTCTATGTTATCAAGGTTTCTTGCAAGCGACTTTGTCGAAGCTCCATATCTAGCAGCTGTCCTCTCATATGACATTTTAACATTACCAATCCTGTTTAAAACATATCCAGCTGGTGTTGAGTCATACATTTCACCTAGTTGTGATTTATTAAAAGAAAATGGATACTTTTCGACTTGGACATCTTTGCCAAAATTATTCTCTAATATTCTTTTTCTTAATGCATCTGTCGTAGTCCCTTCTGGGAAGTCATAAAACATCTTTAACAATGCATCTCTTTTATCGCCTCTATATCTACGTACAAGCTTATTAAATATATATTGACTTGGATTAGAACCAAGAAAGCCTATTTCTCTACGCATATTAATAAGGTCATTTTGGTCAGGGACTCTCCTGCCTGAACCATCAAATAAATCACTCATAATACGAGAAGGTCTGCCAAGAGTGTCTATAATCTCAATAATGCTATCTTTATAAATCTCCCTTGTTGTATTATTTTCTACCTTAGGTAAATCAAATATTCCACTATAACTACTAGATTCATTATAATCTTCGAGTTTTATATCGAAACGACTAGGTTCATCCCCAAATAGTATAAATCTCTTTAATTCATTAGCAGTGCTTTTATTCGTGAAATTAGGGCGTTGAGTTGTATCAATTAAACTCTGTAATGTAGTAGCTAACCTCTGTAAGAACGCATTCATGTTCTCACCTTTTAGTTCTAACATCGGCAAATTGTCCATCATCATATTAATTCTATTTAATGAATTTATACCAGCTGACAATCTTTTTATTTGACCAAAATTATTCTTACCTGCATTATAATTTTCAATATGTAAATCCATTGGGTCTATAGGGTCTGGTAAACTACCGACTGGTCTTAACTCATTACCATTGGCAAATATATCTTTAAAATCATAATCAGTATAATCATACACATATGCATCCATCCTTCTTGGAACAAGACCTGCGACTGCATTCGTTATTTCAAACTTTGTATCATGGTAATTAAAAGCCATATCAGCGTCAAAATCGCCTTGGTGCTTTGTTGCTAAATCCATAACATTAATACCAACAACATTACCCATCTCTGGAGAATAGAAGCCTTCAATCTTATGTATTGCAACATCAGCGGCTAGGTTAGGCATACGAAGTGAAAGAGAATCTAAAGATATACCTTCATTTTTAAGGTGTTCATATAATACTGATAATGTAACTCCTTTGCTAAATCTTTTTGGTAATTTATTTAGCAACAGTTTCTTTTCATTTAAAATCTTTTTCTCGGAAGTCGACATATTTAGTTTTTCTTCGCCAGTAACTTCCCATTTACCTTTTGTATTTTTACCAATAAGAACTTCACGACCTCCAACATCTACTATATATTGAAGTTTATCAAAGTTTTGTACTTTTATACTCCCATCAGCATGCGCAAGCTTCTTACCTCCAAATCTTACTTGGACTCTACTTTTATTATAAACAGGCGGAGAACCTTCAAGAAATGGAATCAGAGTAGAATATGAACCTCCATCTGTCTGTGGTTTTCTTACTCTGTTAATTATTTGTCTATATATAACTCTATTAACATTATCAGATATAAGACTTGATTTAGGGTCAACACCAGCTAACACCATCATTTTAACAAATAAGTTCGTAGAGCCGTTAACTAAATTACCGCTTTCAGCGAGTGCATTTAATACAAACGATGATATACCAAGTCTCTGACCTCCTCTTGACACTATACCTGATAGCATTTCATTACCAGATGATAAGATGCCATCATAATTTGCATAATCTTTTATATACTGTGTATACCCTGCTCTATCTAAATATTCTGATAATGAATATGTAATATTTGTAACATTATGTCTATCTTCTGACTTAACAAACATAATATTTTCCATTTTAATATCTTGTATATTACCATTGTCTCTTAATGCTTTAGCGTCTGTCCCTATAGTCCTACTAAAAAATATTGGTAATGATTCACCTTCCCATTGTTTATTAGGCTCTAATTGCTTTTTAGCGTATACTTTAGCAGCACTATCAAACGTAAGTATATCAACTCCAAGAGCATCTATAACAGCAGCTATATTGGGGTCATAAGTAAAGTTCTGTTTAAGCAACATCGTATTAACACCATCATTATATGAAATAGATTGTTTTATGCCTCCTGAACCATCATTGCCCTCCCTACCTTTTTGCAACAATGATAAATTCCACATATGAGTACCAACATAAGTTGCGCCATCTAATCCTGACTTGTTTCTTAAACTTTCCATAAGTGTCTTTGCAATGCCAAGTGTATTGTTAGCATCAGCTTTTAAATTACTATTTTTAGCAAGTTCTTTTAGTTGTCGTTCAACAATACCAAATGAATCAAACATTTTAGAATCATTTATTGACAATACTTCTAATTTATCCTTATCTAAATAATAATCTATAGATTTAGACTGTTCAGATGTTAATAGTTCGCCTTTGTATTCACCGCTTTTATTTGCTTCCTTTATTGCCTTTAAAGCTGTGTCACTACCAATAACTTTAGTCCCTATCCCTTCTGATACACTTAAACGTTTAAACATGGAAGCTAATATCGGATTTACTTCACTTCCTGTAACTGGAGATTCCATTAACTTATTAAAAGACGAGCTATTCATATTATCCCAATACATAGCCCTTACAAACTGCTTTAGTTCACTATCTGTAAACTCACCTTCTTTTAATACTGAACTATATAATGTTTTAAAATTATCTACAACATCTTTACTTATCTGATTATCTTTAACAGCTTTTTCTAATTTAGCAATCTTACTATTATACCATTGTTTTAATACTCCTTTTGCTTTACTATATCCCCTTTTTTCAACAATTAACTGAGTGCTAAAGCTAATTGGTATTCTTATTGATTTAGAGCCTTCAGGGGCTAATAAGCCTTTTTCTTCCCTCTCTTTTGCAGACTCCCTTGTCTGTGTTAAATCAGCATCATTAAAGAATCTTGTATTTATATCTTTTTCTGCAAATATATTACTTACACTAGTTGGCTTTCCAAAAGCGTCAAGTATAATACCTTCGCTTTCTGCCATTGCAACATACACACCTGCTTTTTCAAACTTTCTAATTATTTTAGAAGCTCCATTATCAGCAGCAACCATCTTTGATTCAGTAAGTAAATATCTTGGTTTACCATCTTTCATTCCTGCGTACTTTAACTTAACCGATCTAACTGTATGTGTACCAGCGACGCCAAACAACAATTCTTTAATAACAGAATGTTTAAATGCCCTCATTTCCTCTTTAGCTGATTTAGGCGAGTCTTTATGTATCTCACCATATGTTCTGTCGGCTTCGGATATAATCGCATCAATGAGCTTTGATGTTGATGATATATCACCTTCTGCAATATAAAGCTTCATCATTTCTTTAAATGGTGCAAATTCTTTCGCGCTAAAGAACTCATTATAATCACTAAGTTTACTAACTGTTTTACTTGACTTTGCAAATATATCCGTATCTTTATCTTTTAATGAACTATCAGATAATTGCTTTTCGTACCTATGTACATTTTCATAATATTCAACATCTGAAATAGAGCTTGCCCATGCGTCAATATGCCTATTTAATTCATTAGCAAAATCATCTAATGTTATATTTATCCTTTTATCTATTTTCTCTTTTATAGACAGCCCGCTATTAAAATATTTTGTAGATAATTGGTTTAGGTTTTCACCATCAGTTACTTCAATACCAGCTTTTCTTAACTGTTTAGTCATCCTAGCGACAAGAAAGTCCATCCTCTTTTTAGCATGTATCCTGTCTCCAACATAATTATCTAATCCAAAAATAATCTTTGATACAACTTCATTTACATAATTAATTCTATCAAACTCTGGGGTCAATGCCCTCTCTAATGCTAATACTTGGTCTCCATGAACAGCCATCATTCCATCTTCACCAACGTTCTTTAAACTCATCTTTTTAACTAATTGGTCTACAAGAAGACTTAATTCTCCTGACATATTATCACCAGATGTACGCTGTACAGACCGTAAAGAACTAATTACATCACTAACCTCTTCTAATGTTAATTTCTTTGCTTCTTCTCTATTAGGGTCTGTGTAATCAATTATTTTTTCTAATACTTCTTTAACAGACGCTAATGTATCAACTCTATCAATACCAGCATCTCTAACTTTTCTATAGTCACCAACAATATTCTTATCAAACCTTGAAGTAATCCCATATGTTTCATAAATAAAACTATGCATGTCACCAGAAGACGATTCTGACAATGGCATTTCAGTCTCAACTCTCATAAACGAACCATTAATAGCCCTCATATCAGACATAATAGCATCGTATCGTTCCATCTCCTGAATAAGTTCTTCTTTGCCCATTTCTTTTGAAAGCATACGCTCAACTGCTTTTTTATCAGGGACTACTAATACTCGTTTACCATTTCTTTGCTCTAATCTAAATGCTTTAAAAGTAAGACCTTGTTCAATAATAGCTATGTGTTTTGAACCAATCTCCATAGAGCTAAGTAAGTTTTTATAGTAATGGCTTTCAAATGTTCTTGCCATGTCTACATCAACTTTAAATCCACCACGCCTTAACACACTCATAACTGTTTTAGCATCTTCGTATTCTATATCAACAGACCTTGATTCACCACGGCTACTAATATTCATCATTTCAGAAAGAGATTTAATTCCTTCTTCTACTTCAAAATAATCACCATCAGTCTTTAATTTATTCCAATCCTTTTGTGTCATATCGTCTGATATTGTAATTTTACCAATTTTTGTACCTTCAGGCAGAACATTTAATATTTCATTATAAACAGCTGCATCGGATTTAGATAGGTTCTCAATCCTTCCTTCTACAAAATTATACAAGGTATTTAAAGAATGCTCACGCTTGTAGTTACCAAGGGCATTAAGAAATTGATTTTCAGTTGGGTCAATAGTAACAACGGTTCCTTCTTCAAGGTTATAGTTATCTTCACGAATTTTATTTACAAGGTTGTCCAATTGTTCCCTTGCAAAAACGCCTTTTTCTTTAGCATTTATATGAGAAGCTATTAAACTTTGTTCAGCTGTTTGTCTAATTTCATGTATAAACCCAAGAGCCTCCATTCTGTTTCTTAATTTCTGAAACTCTCTAATTGAAGTATAGTTATCGTTCCCGTCAGTTCTGCTTAATCCTCTAATTGAAGCAAATCCAATAGATTTAGTCATATCAAGAGGGTCACCATCTTTATAATCAGTCTGTAGTCCAATTTCTTTCGCAATATTGAGAAGAGTCTTCATATTACCTTCATACGTTCCTTCTGAAATATCTTTAAACACTGATTCACGAAACTTATGAAAATTACTCTCATTTAAAAATTCACCATCTGGCAATTTAATCTTTCTTAATTTAGCATCTAATTTTGTTAATTGGCTGTCAGTTAGATGTTTTAATCTAACATCTGGATTTACATCTGCATCTTCTTTCCCAACTTTTCTTGAGTTTTCAGCAAGTACATATAAATTTTGAACTCTTTGTATAAGGGAATGTGGTTCGCTTTGTAATTCTCCAACTCCACCAACTCCTTCTTTACTCTGTAATTTATGCTCACCAGTATTAATTGCCTCTGATATTTGAGACATTACTGGATGAGAGAGGAGACCCGTGTAGGCAGCGCCTAAATCGCCTCTTAAACCATATGCTTCTCCGAGGTATTTAATTTGCTCACCGTCAAAACCAAGCACTTTTAGAAATTCAACTTTCCTGTCAAAATCTTTTAATGTAGGGAATTGTTCTGGAAACAAAGGCTTATATCTTCGTGTAAATAATGCACCTACAAGTAAATGAGCGCCTAATATTTCAGGGTCAACATTTCTTAACATATTTTCATCAAGTAACGTAGAAGAATTAAAGTAAGCAGCCCCTATCGTCATTCTTGGTATAGATTTTACAAGGTCAAGTCCAATCTCTTTACGTAGCTCAGCGTATACTTTACTTGGATTAAAATTACTAAATAATGCTTTTAAATGTTTAACGGCTTCTGCTTTATCCGCGGGTGTATCTTTAAATGCATTACCGAATCTTTTAGCAGCCTCTACAGCAAATGTAGAATGCTTTAGTTTATTATTATTAGATACAATTTTAAACAATGCATTAATTTCACTGACCTCTAATTTATCATAGTCCATTGTTTTAATCTTATTAAGACCCTTTTTAACATCTTTGCGAGTCTTAAATATCTTCATTTTACCACCATATGGTATCATTTCAACAGCTGGTAAGAAAGCAGAAAACATGAATGCACTGCCAACATCACCAACGGGGTCAAACTCATGTCCTTCAACTGCCATTGATTTAATACCATCATCAATAAGATTATACAATGAGAAACTAGAAGTCATTTCAGCAACCTTGCCAATATAAGCAGTTATTTTACTTTTATCTGCAATGCTAAATTTAGTATTTAAAGACCTCTCTACCCACTTACCAATTTTGTTTACATGGACTCCTTCTTTAGCAAGACCTTCTAATGCAGAATTTGTAATACCTTCAATTATATCGTCACCAGCTTTTGGGAACTCTTTCTTTAATCCACCACGTATTAATCCACCCATCTGTATACGAGCAGCTTCTATTTGTGCAGTGCTTATTTCATAACTAGGGATTGTTCTTTTAAATGCTTTTGTACTAAATGCTTTTTCAACTGCCTTACCTGTTCTAACGGCATCTTCTGGTTTTGCAAATAATTTAGCAGCGTCCACAGCCCTTGTTTTAGCAGCCTTTGTTCCATATTTAGTTGCGGCAGCTACTCCTTTACCAGTTAATTTACCAATAACGCCTAGTGGGGCAAGGAAACCAGCAGCTTCACCTAACACAGCCCCTACGTTGCCAAACGAACCCATTTCTTCCCATTGGTAAGGAGCTTCTTCGCCTAATGCAATACCTGGTAAACCAAAAGCAGCTGTATCAAAGCCATGCCATAACATAGACCCTACAAGGTCTAATACATTATCACCCCTTACTTCTTTTTTATCTCTAGTTGAAATAGGACCCGCAGAAAACGGTATCCCGACATTACGACTACTTGTAGTAATCTCATTGTCTTTTAGTATTTGTTCTATTTGTGAGTCAGATACAATTTTGCCTCTACGTTCAAGCTCTTGTCTGACCCTTGCAGTTAGGTTATCTGTTGGCATATTTTAACGCCTAGTAAGACTTCTTGACAACTGATAAATGTCCCTTTCGACACTAGACAAATCTCTCACTTCTTGATGTATTTGTCTATCTTCATCACCACCCGTTTCTCTTTGTCCTAGGAAATATGCTCTTTCATATTGATAACCTTTTGAGCCAAGCAAATCAAGAGCCCTTCCAAGCGCTAACTGTTCATTTTCAGATGTTCTTTCCATTCCCGTTGTTTCAAATATATAGTTCATCATATCTTTAATTTCAGCAACTCTTTTATTTTCTTTTGCTAAAGCCAAATTTTCTTTATGTTTACCAATCTCAATAGTTAAATTTTTAATGTCATCATCAAAACCACCATACCCTTTTTTAACTAGTGACTTCAACATTCTTAATTCCCTAACGCTATCAATGTATTCGCTATCTGTATCATCATAGTCTAAATCAGTTTCTAACTTGTCTAAATTTGCTTCAACAATATCAGCCATTCTACTAGCAACATCATCAGATGACTGTTGTTTAGTAAACTTTCTATCAATACCAATACCACGTTGTATTTCATAGTCACCACGAGCCATTTCACCTAATTCATCAGATATATTAGCTAATACATCAGTTGCTTTAGACACATTGACAAATGGTTCATATGATAAGTCAAATTTAGTTTCATCATATACAACTTTACCATCTACTTCATCGCCAGCGTATAATATACCAGCTTTAGATAAAGCTTTTAAATAATCAGGTTGTTTGCCAGTTGATACCCATGAATCCTTATATGCAGACACTAACTTACCTATGTTTGTAGCAGCAAACTGTGCTTGTTGTTGTAATACAGGGCTTTCGCTTTCATACATAAGTACCATATTATAGATAGATTGAGCTTCGATATCGCTAAACCCATGTGGCTTTGCTTTATTTAATTTTAATTTATTTATTTTGCCATCGCTGTCACGGTCAATAAAATCTAAACTCCTCATTAATAAATATATAGATGAGGCGTCTTTAGCCTGACTTTCTTTCATAGTCTGGTTAGCTAATGTTAGACCTCTAAACGCATCTTCTCTACGTCTGCCTTCTTCTCTAAATGCTCTTTCTGATTCATATTGTAACTGCGATAGTGACATCTGCATTTGACTAGTGCGAAACTGTCTTTCACTTGCAAGACCTTCTCTATATGCACTTAATATATCTGGTAAACCAGCCATCTTATGCTCCTAAAAATGATTTAACAAAACCACCTAAACCAGTACGTGATTGAGCTTGTTCCTTTTGATATTTTAATCCTTCCATTTGAGTACTTAAATCAGATGATTGTGCACCGTACCACTCTTCTATATTCATTAAACTCTCACCTAACATGCTTTCTAATCCTGTTTGTTCAAACCCAAATTTATCTCTAACAGTCCCACGAGCTCTTTCTATATTAGTTTCTACAGTCCCAGACCTCGCCATTCCAGTTCTGCCAGCAGCTTGACTCCCTTGGGTAGATATATCATATAAAGACTGACCAGCTCCATACGATAGTTGTTCTAACTGTTCTGAATACTTATCAGTGGCTAGTCCCTTCTTTTGACCATATGACTCATCTAGAGAGCCTTGTGCACCTTTTAATGAAGATATTTGATCACCTAGTATATCTACTTCTTCTTCTGCTTGTTTCATACTGCTGAATGCACTAATACCTGCCATTCCAACACCAAGCCCTAACATTAAAGGATTTGACATACCTAACAATGAGCCTACTGAAGCTGCTTGTGATGTTGTGTCTAGAATATTCATATTAATTACCTCGGCAACCTTGTATCTCTTGATTTAAAAATTTTAGACTGTTCATTAGTCCATTCAGACGAATCTTTTTTATATGCATAAGGTGAATACCAAGCCATTGCTATTTCTCTAGGGTCTTTACTCCCTATAATATCAGAGACTGTACCTATATAAGAATTTACAAATTTATCATATGAATTAACATCTTTTGCTAATACCGAAGGGTCAATTTTATTTGGTCCTAAATCAATACCAATAATGGACTTATACGCTGTCTCTATAGCTGGTCTTGTCATCTGAGCCCAATTCTCACCAGAAACAATTCCTCCTTTTCCTTCATATTCAGCAATACTAATTAATGATCTTGTCTTATCAAAATCAATTTCTTCTTTAAAAATATTGTTATTATCTGATTTTGAAAAGGCATTAATAACATTATCTTCTGCGCTAGGCTGTTGAGGAGGTTCAAATTGAGTTGTTTTAGATTCTGTAGCTGTTCTATATTTACCACTGCCTTCCTTTATTGGAAACTCTTCGCTCAATATTTCTTTATAGTCACTATACCGTGTAGCCCCTGGCGACAACGATTCCATCTTACCAATTCCATACAGCGTACTATCTGACAGTTCTTCTCCTGTAAAAGCACTTTTATATACATCTCTAGAACCTTTACCCATCCCTAGTATCTCACCAATCTTACCACCACGTTGGTATTCTTGTGATTCTTTTACTACACCAGGAAGATTACCAGCTGATTCTTTTAGCTTATTAAGCTCACCCATCATCTTTTGTTCTTTAACTATACCTAGTATATTAGCAGTTGTAGCTCCTATAGCACCATATAAAGAACGTTGTTCTTCGCCTTTCCATTGAGCATGTTGTAATCCTAGACCTAGCTTATTTACATCACCAATACTCTTTTGATATGAACTTGCAGTTCTTCCTGCTGCTTTATATTTACTTAACTTTGGCATGATTTCCTATTAATTTAATATAGTTGCTGTATATAATACTATACATTTTTTAACTCGTATACTCTGTAGTTGAAAATTTAAAATCTGCTGTCTCCCCAAATGGCTGGAAGAATATGTTTATTCTGTCTCTAAAAAATGCCACTTGATCTCCTGATTGAGTAAACCCATGTAAATTAATTGATACAACTAAATTATAAAACGTTGTTGGGTGTGACGTAATAGCATGATGTTGGGTTGATGCTACAAACTCCCCTGTAGATGTAGAATCAAATCCCAATGCATGTTTCCCATAAACTGTTATATTTTTTACTGGTGAAAAATATGTATTATTTGATTGAGTATGTGATAAATCTGTCCCAAAACCAGACTCTATTGAACCAGTATTTCTAATAAGTGTATTTTGATAAACAGGATTTGTTACAGCCCCATCTTCCGCAATCCACCATTTGTCATTTTGTGTATAATGCAAATAATTGTTTGTATCATGTCCGTATGCGTTATTATGCCTTCCAATTAACTGATACCTTACAAAATGCTGACAAGCTACATGGGATGGTATATCATCATACCAAGTATTACCACTTGTGTTTCTTATAGTATATGAATCACCATTATTCCATGAAATACCATCATTTGTAGAAATTATACCTGATGAATTTTCTGATATTGTACTTGAAGTTGTCTGTGAGTCATTATATAATACTTGCCCTTGCAAACTCGACGTTATCCATGTGGGACTTTCACCATCAGTTAAAGAAGTCGCCCCATTTCCCCCTGTATGTGTGCCTGTCATAGCAGAACCAGCCTGCGTATGAGGTGCTAAATGCCCCGCGACTGTAACAAAAAATAAAAATGAATCATAATCACCGATTGCATGTCCGAGATTTTCTCTGCCTGGGTCATTGACTATTTTAGTATTATTAAAAGGATGTGCGTTTCTTGCATTTGCATCAGGGGCATTATATCCACCAGTTCCGTCCCAATGTCTATAATATTCCTCCACACAATCATCATCACTGTCCATATCATTTCTAACAATAATATGTAAAAATCCGCATGTAATTCTTTCTGGGATTACCCGAGAATAATAACTATATGTTTTTGGATTATCTCCCATTACCAATCTCCATATCCAGTATCATAATCACTAATTTGATCATAGACACCCAACCAAGAATAATTCTGCTGGTAGTCAGCTTCCCCACTGGCAAAATGCCTACCGTTTGATTCAGGTTCACTATTAATTGCATAATCAGTTATATAAGAACTTCCACCTCTATTTACTTCAATCTTTTCATCGAACTTATGTAGCCCTGTCCATGTTGGAGCAATACTTTCATCTAAATCGTGGGTATGGTCAGAACGGGCAAGACTTGAAGCTGAACCTTCGGTAGACGCTGCTAAATTAACTGATAAATTATTAGGTGTTCCAGTAGATACTGGATGCTGATGGTCACCTCGTGATGCTTCGTCAGCTGCCCCAACTGGTGCAACGACGTCGCCAGCATTTATTGTAATCGGATTGTCAGCCTCGTATACAACATCAATATTGTTACTGCTTTCAGTTAATCCAGTTCCAAGAATATCTGTAACATCTACAGCTACCGTTTGACCTGTTACATCTATACCGTCACCAGGAGTTGTTAAATATTGGGTATGGTCGTTATCTGTTAACCCTGTTAAGTCACCGTGAGATGTAATACCAGAACTTGTTCTTCTTGATGTCCCACCTATAATAGTTCTTGTAGCAGGCATTGAACCTGATGACGATAATGGCTTCCATTCCCCTTTTGCTTTTACAAAGTGGACTGTGCCTTGACCCTGTATATCTTTATAAGCAATATCTCCATCTTTGCCATCTGACTTACTAGGAGACCCCTTGCCAGTAATAGGTTTCTGACCCTTCTGATGTAATAGTTTTCTTTGTTTGCTATCTAACGCCATAATATTATTTAACTGGTTTTAATCTGTAAACTACTGATATATCATTTATTTCAAAATCAGAAGCAGCTGTTCCTCCAAAAATAAGCTGAAAACTGTATATATTATTAATAGATGCGTATGGTTTTAGTTCACAATGTAACCAATCATCCGTACCTGGATTTAACAAAGGAGTTGAATCCTCAGCGCCTGTCGGAACACCACTTGACGTTGTACCATAAAAATTAGCCGTTGTATTTGTGTCCCCATTAACAGCATATGCAACTGTTACACCTGACCCATCACCTTTGTATGATATTCTTACTCTAAAAATCTTTTTTCTTATACCAGGGTTGGCGAAATCAATATCTCTTGTTTTATATGAATATGTTCCAGCTGATGACGAAGGTGACCCACTCCACTTATATTCTACTACTTCATAATCCTCAGCTCCTCCATATATTAAATCATCGTCTTGATTTAAAACAAAGTTTGTTCTTGTACTTGCAGATGATGATGATGTTAATCTATCAGTTCCCTTTGTCCATGCTTTTAATGTAAAATCATATATGTATACATTTTCATCTTCATTAGATATAATCAACTGCCTTGTTTTTGGTATATATCCTATAGATGAATTATTTATTGAATCATATATATTATCACTGCCACTATCATAGGCATCTATACTTGAATTTTGGACTCCCCTTACCACAGTAATTGTGGGATTAGTAACTGCTGTTATATACATATGTTCACTACCTATTTGTATATATCTTTTTGATGTTAGCAATGAATAATCAGTCACGTCAATCTCTAGTTCAGATGTATTAACTGTCTCACTTACAGTTGTTAAGACTTGTTTGTGTCCTAAAAATGCTTGCCATGTATCAATATCTATAACTGGTATACCATTATTTTCTAATAAATTACTAACATTCTGCCCGTCATAAAAATAAGCACCATATTGGTTAAACCAAGCGACACCATAGTCTGTTTTAACTACATGGTATTCATTATTAACCCCCTTATGCCTAAATATATCTTCTAAAAACTCTACTGTCTCAGATACGTTAACAATATATAATGATTTCTGTTTAAATTGAAGTATCCTATCAGCGTATGACTCTAACTTAACAATGCTTTCACCATCCCTTATAGCAACATCGACAATAGATGTCTCTGATGGGTATGTATCAAATTTATTAACAACGCTTTTTAACATTCTATCACCATATAATTCCGAAGTACCATCACCATCTGCATCATGCTTAACATTTCCTATAAACATTCTTCGACCTTGTAACGTAGATGTTTTATACCTAGCTGTTATATCATTAGTATTAGTAGAAAAACCATTAATAGTTTTAAAAGTGTCCACTCCATTAGCTCCAACAGGCTGTATTAACTGAGAAACTCCAGTATCATTTAAATTACCATTACTATCAACCGCATTAGCAAATGTATAATCAATAACATCTGAATCAGCTAAAAACTTAAACCCTCCCATATCATTTCCATGCTCCTTAACAAAATCTACCTCACCTATTAAGTAATACTCATCACTAGCATCAGTTTGAAAATATATACGAGACCCTGTAATACGTTTATTTATATCATACGAACCATTACCTTTGCTTAAATAAACTTGAAATGTTAATGGAATATTTCCATTAACAATATTAATTTCACCTTTAAAATCTACACCAGTTGTATTAGTTAATGAAGGTTTTTCAAGCTGGAATGGTAATGACTCCTGTTTAATATTGTCGTATAACCAAGTATAATGAAATGTATAACTACCAATGGGAAAACCCTGTGTCATATTATAAGGTATAGTCGATACTCCAGATACATAATAATTAGGAACAACATCCGATGAATGCACAGACTTTTGGTATACGTCAATTTCAAGGGAGTTGAACTGCGAACCAAAATCATTAGGGGTTCCTATTTTCCCTGTGTAATTATCAGTTGTTAACAAAATCAAATTCCACATATCTGCTTTTAAATCTGTTGAGGGTATATTCCAAGTATAAACATCGTCGCTTGACCCTACAATAGTTCCAACTTTTATATAAACTTTGTCAAGCTTTGTAAACTCAGACGATATAAAATATATTGGAATCAGTATCCCGTAGTCATCATCAATGGTAAAATCATTATCAGTACCTGCATTATAAAGACCAATTCCGTTTAAAGTACCAGTAACTGAGTTATCAAAAACTTTTACAACCGTAGACGGGTCAGCAGTTGTGCCAATGAATGGTATAACATCAGTATCATCCGACATGGACCCATTAAGATTATCAGCTGATGAGTTCCATTTGTGATAAGACGTTGAAGTGTCGTATATAGCATTACTAGTATAGTCAACTCCAACCCTCAAATTAATAGCCGCATCATCAATTAAGCCGTTTGAAACGGGCCCAATCAACTCAGAGCTTGAGCTGTTAACACCTCCATTATTTGTATTGTCCCAGTCTGGATTTGTACTACCTGTTTCAGTCCCTGCAACTGGAGTGCTAACTATACAATTACCAGCAGTTGGTTTTAAAAGGGATGCGTCAGAAGATGTCCATCCAGGAGAAGTTAATGCTAGTTTAGATACATTATCCCATCTAGCGCTTTTTATATGACCAAACCATTTAGTGTCTCTCGTTAGACCAGTATCAGACACCCTTAAATCTCCATCGGCTAATGAGTATGAAGGAGGTATACCAGGGACACTAGAAGATAGAGAAAAATCTAAGTTATCCCCATCTGACCCAGTTACTTCTACGTCATCAGTCCCATCATAGTTAACATATAAAAACTCACTTCCTTCTGAGCCGTCTGATATTCTATAATCATGTGAATATGAAAATAACCCAGAATTATACACACATGGTAAATCATTACCATAGTCCAAGACATTACCAGTATTGCTATCTTTACCCATTAACGTAATACGTCCTACATTATTAATAGCAACATCATTACAATCAGGCGATTGTGAATCAGCAATATCTCTAGGGTCAGAGTTACTATTTAACCCGCCATGAAAGTTTTCTATTTTATATATTTGTTTTGGCATACTACAATACGTTTATTTAGCGATATTTACTAGTTTAAACAAGGTTTTATGTAAAATACGACATAAGTATCGAATAAACAATAATAACTCGTTAAAACGTAAATTTAGAACTTCCAAAATATTTTAATACTAGATGACAGTATATCTAATACTTCTTTTACAATAGCATCACGCTCTGATTTAGTTATATTACCATCTTCAGCAGCTTTGTGGTATACTTCTAAAGCTTCTTGTACTTCTTTAATTACTTTGCGGTACTTATTTGTAGATATTGTTAAATATCCACCAATAAGTATAGCAGCCATATATGCTACGTTAGCCCAACTTAACCATTCCATATTACATTCTCCCTTTAAATAGCCAAGCAATAAATCCAGAAAATACTACACTCAATACACCACCTATTGCAGTAATAGCACTTAACTTATTCTCATTATTTCGTACTCGACCATTTTGTTCTTTTAATAAAATCTTAAT